CACGCTTACATCTTATGTTTGACCCAGGATTTCATTTTGGCAGCAATAAACACTCTAGAAGGAGTGCCAATTGCGCAAATGAAATTTGAATTGCCTAAAGGTCTGTCAGATCGACCCATTGAAATATTGCCTAAGAATTTGCAGTTGCCCCTGCCACACAGAACACAAATTCGTGCGACTGCCTTTAATGATACTAATTCAGGTGTTACACCGATAGCTCCCCCTATAAGACGCCCAGCTCAGTTGACACCAGTGGATGGAGTTAGTCCCATGGAACTTGCTTTAGCCAAAAACATCAGTCCTGAACCACAATTGACTGATGAAGAAGCACGTGATTTTGTTTTTTGTTATGTGTATGTTGTTAGAAAATTTTTTGGAAACTTGCCTAAACATAAACCAATAAATTTAGAAATGGCTTTGAATCGCCCTATTGGAACGCAACACATAACACCAGTTCATCTTGACACTTCTAGTGGACAAGGTGAGAATTGGTGGGCCTGTGATCCTAAAACACGCCAGCAGAAAAAACGACCTTTTGTGAATAAAGATAAATACGGCCATCGAACCCCAACCCCCCTTTTGAATTGGGCTATGAATAAAATGGCTAATAAATTGTTGACTGATCCAGATTCGTTTCGTCTGATCTGCCCTGATACAATGAAGGATGAATTACGACTCAATGAGAAAGTTGATGCTCTCAAATCTCGTATTTTTGTTCCACTCCCTATTGAGGTTTTGATGTGGATGCGAATTTTATTTTATGATTTGATTGAGCTCATGGTGGAGGAGAGAGATGTAAACTGGTCTGCGGTTGGCATCAACCCACATTCGATTGAGTGGAAAGCATTGTATAATTATTTGACGGACTTTGGTGATGAATATCGAGTCAACCATGTTGACGCTGGTGATGTTTCTGGTCTTGATAAAAGTACTAGAAAAATATTTTGTCACAATTTTAGAGATCAAATCACGAAATTGTACGAAGATCGCGACCAACACACACGTTATGAAGTTATACCTGGTCTTTGGTTGGACTCTACGGAACGCAATCGATTGCGTTATGAAATCTTGAATAAAGTGTTTTGTGATCGATGGCACGTTGTTGGGCAATTCATGTATCACCGTCCAAGTGACAATCCTTCTGGAAACTTTCTTAC